CAATGTCATCGCACTCAAATGGCGAGCAGGGACAGAAGAAGTCGAGGATTTAGAATCGATCGCACTATTTGGAAAACTTGGCACGACAGTCACGACAACTTTGCACGATTCAGCGGATGCCGAATCTCAGGCGCAAAGGTATCTGGATCTTAGGTCATACCCTAGAGCCAAATTTGAGTCAATTACATTCCCAATCACATCGCCAGAATTGAGCAATGAACAGCGCGACGCACTCTTGGGCGTATTCATGGGAATGCCAATTAGCTTGACAGATTTGCCGCTAAACATATCCGGCGGAGAATTCCAAGGTTATGTCGAAGGGTTCACGTGGAGCGTATCGCTCAATTCGATTTTATTGACGATCAATATGTCGCCGATAGAATTCTCGCAAGTAGCGATAAACTGGGAACAGGTGAACGCGGCAGAGGCTTGGAATACAATTTCAAACACACTCACATGGGAAAAAGCGATCGGGGCGGTGGCATAAATGGCAACTACTACAAATTTCGGATGGGAAACCCCAGACGACACAGACTTGGTCAAGGATGGCGCGGCGGCTATGCGTACCCTTGGCAATTCAATTGACACGTCATTCGTCGATCTAAAAGGCGGTACGACTGGTCAAGTGCTATCAAAGGCAAGCGCGACCGATCTGGACTACACATGGGTCACAGCTGAGATTGGTGACATCACAGCGGTCACAGCTGGGACTGGTCTATCCGGTGGCGGTACGTCAGGAGCGGTCAGCCTTGCGATTGATTCAACAGTGGCAACCCTTACAGGCACACAAACACTCACAAACAAAACTTTGACGGCGCCAGTCATAAATATTGCATTCAACGCACAGACAGGCACTACTTACACTCTCGTAGCGGCAGACACCGACAAATTGGTAACATTGTCTAATGCAAGCGCAATCACTTTGACAGTGCCGCCATCAGTATTTGCGGCTGGCAATATCATTAACATTCAATGGATTGGCACGGGTCAAGTGACTTTGGCGCAGGGCGCAGGAGTCACGATTACATCGACCGGATCAGGAACAAATGGCAACGCTCCAAAGCTACGCGCAAAATATTCAGCCGCTTCAATTATTTGCACGGCTTCTAATGTTTTTACAGTGATTGGTGATATTGCCTAATGAGCATTCTAGGAATTATGGCTTCACAAAATTATCCTCGATCAGTCGATGTCGAATATCTGGTCATCGCAGGCGGTGGTTCAGGAGCAGGCGGAGCAGGTGGCGTCGGCTCAGGTGGTGGTGGTGCTGGTGGATATCGGGCTGGAACTTTGACAGCTCTTCTACCTGCGACAAATTACACAGTCACAATCGGTCAAGGTGGCGCGTCAGTAAATACAAACGTCAAAGGCAATAACGGAAATAACTCAGTATTTAACACCATCACAAGCGCAGGCGGTGGTGGTGGTGGTGCATTCATTTCAGCAGCTCCCGGCGGCAATTCGCCAGGAAACAGCGGCGGATCAGGCGGCGGCGGCGGTACAGCTGGCGATGGTAGCAATGCGGCAGGCGGCGCAGGAAATACACCATCAACATCACCATCACAAGGAAATAACGGCGGAACTGGTGGCACTGGAAACGCTGCACCATATCGCGGCGGCGGCGGCGGCGGTGCTAGCGCAGCAGGTGCAACAGCATCAGCATCAGGCAACGGTGGAGCAGGTTCAGCATCATCGATCACTGGAACATCTGTAACCTATGCAGGCGGTGGTGGAGCTGGCGGAAATCCAACAGCCGGCACAGGTGGAGCAGGCGGTGGTGGAGCTGGTGCAAACACAGGCGGCGGCAACGCAACAAATGGAACAGCAAACACAGGCGGCGGTGGCGGCGGTGCTTGCGGAATTAGTGGAAATTCAGGAATAGGAGGATCGGGCGTGGTCATTCTTAAATATCCAGATACTTATACGATCACAATCGGCGCAGGATTGACTGGATCAACACCTGCACCGTCAGGCGGATTTAAAGTGACCACAATTACAGCTGGCACTGGAAACGTGAGCTGGTAATCATGGGATCATACGCATTTTTAGACGAAAACAACATCGTCACAGAAGTCATCACAGGAATTGACGAAACTGAGCTCATCGAAGGATTAGATACTGAAACATGGTATGGAAACTTTCGAGGCCAAGTCTGCAAAAGAACGAGCTTTTCATCGAGCATCAGATTCAATTTCGCAGCGATTGGATACAGATATGATCCGATCGATGATGCTTTCATTCCGCCAATGCCGGAGTGTGGTCATGACGAATTGCTCTTAAACGAAAAAAAACAATGGGAATGCGATCACAATTCTCACGACATGATTGTGGTGAATCCATGAGCTATCCAGTCAGATCAGCGGCACATGCGATCGAGATCGCAAAGGCAGAAATTGGAACGATTGAAGAAGGCGACAACCTGACCAAATACGGAAAATTTACGAAAGCCGATGGGCTACCTTGGTGCGGATCATTCTGTAATTGGGTACTGGCACAAGCTGGCGTGAAGGTTCACAGCCTTGTCAGCACAGCTACAGGCGCTCACAAATTCAGGGAGATTGGTCGCTGGCATGAAGTACCGGCAATCGGTGACATGGCATTCATGGATTTTCCACATGACGGCGTCGATCGTATCTCTCACATCGGGATCGTCGTGGCCATTGATGGCAAAACAATCACGACCATCGAAGGCAACACATCCGGCACTGGCGATCAACGCAATGGCGGAATGGTGATGGTCAAGCAGCGCACAATCGGAAAAGAAGTGGTCGGCTTTGGTCGTCCCAAGTACGTGCCTTACAAGGGCGAATTTCCCATCGTAGAAATCCAAGCACCGAAAAAGGCTGCAAAGCCTGCAAAGGAGAAAAAAACATGGAAGAAATGAAAGCAATGGCGGCAAGCTGGGCGCGCTCGTTTATGGCGGCGTCGCTCGCCTTATACATGGCAGGGGAAACAGATCCCAAGACTTTGGCAATGGCTGGCGCGGCAGCGGTCGCACCGGTGATCCTACGATGGCTCAATCCAAAGGATCAGGCTTTCGGGTTATTGGGGAAGTGACTCGGAAACTACAGCTGACAGCCTTGGGGATTTTATTATCCTTGGGGCTGTCGGCTTGTAGTTATCAAGGATGGACAAGATATGAGTGCCAAGAATTTGAGAACTGGGAAGCGCCTGAGTGCAATCCGCCACAGTGTAAGGCTCTCGGAGTCTGCACTGAGGACATATACGGAGAGGATCCAAATGGGTTCACGTCATCAAAGACGTCTGACGAATGAGCAGCTTAAAGCTCGCCTGATCGTATTCATCGGAATATGTCTAGCGCTCACATTTTCATTTTCTGTCGCTGGAATGCTTTACGCGTTGATATTCGTCACGCAACCGCTTGGAGATCAAGCGCCAAATGATCGAGCATTCATTGAGCTACTATCGACACTCACGATCTTCTTGACTGGCGCACTCGGATCTGTACTGGCCAGTAACGGATTGAAAGATAAGGACAAACCGAAGGCAGACACGCCGACAGACACGCAGGATTCTTGACCTTGTCAGACTTAGGCCTCATGCTCTTACATGGGAGCGGCCTTGGTCACGGATCAGGCGAAACACTAGGGTCGCTCCCCTAACAGAAACGGGAGCAAAATGACAACAGAGCAAATCATCGGCTTTGCGCTACTGGCGCAGCTATTGGTCAGCGTGGCCATTTATTCAATGGGCTACAGGGACGGCAAATCGGTCGGATACCATCACGGACGATCTGTCGGTATGGCTATGAAAAGGCCGGTGAAGTAAATGGGATTTCTAGACAATTACGAAGATGTCGCATCACGCATCAAACGATTCTGGGCCGCTTATCCATCAGGGCGAATCGAAACACACATCATTGATTTCAATGCCGTTGCCGGATACATCCTTATCGAGTGCAGACTATTTCGAGAGTATGAAGATGAGAAGCCAAGCGCCATCGATTTCGGATTCGGTCGCGTGGAGTCATATCAAGCCAGCATGAAACGCTGGTTCGTCGAGGATACAGTCACATCAGCCATTGGCCGAGCGATCGGTCTGCTTTTGGGGTCTGATACTCGTCCAACACAGGAAAACATGAAGCAAGTGGAAAACATGCCAGTCGCTTTCGTCAATAAGATCGAGGACGATCCTTGGTCGAAGCCATTTGCCGAGGATGGATTTGCCACAGCTGCCACCGGTATCTCAGAGATCGTCGATCAATTAGGCGGCGAAATACTGGCCGAAGCTCCACAGTGCAAACACGGCCACATGCTGCTCAAGCAAGGCACATCGCCAAAGACAGGCAAGGATTATCGAGGACACGTCTGCGCCGAGAAGGTCAAGGCCAATCAATGTCCGGCGATCTGGTACGTCATGGGATCTGATGGTAAGTGGAAGGTTCAAAGCTGATGGGGTCAATGGAATTCATCAAGCTCAACACGGGCGAGCGCACACGAATCGATATTGATGGGACAATGGTCAAGGATCAAATTGATCCACCGAGAATTGAGTGGTGCGATCGATGCGAGGCATTCAAGCGCTTTGATGGCGGTCGCTATGAGTACGTCCAAGGGCTTGAACAAATCTGGATCTGTGAGCTGTGCAAATGAAGATGACAGTGACATTTGACCAAATGATGCAATCGATTGAGATCGCTTTACTTAGGATCAAGGAGATCAATGGCCGTCCAGATCATAAATCACGATATGACAAGAATCTGTCATTTCATGAGTACGTGTGCCAGATAGCCGAATCGATCTGCGCCGAGATTGTTGTCGCTCGGTACTTTGGAAATAAGGATTTTCAGCCGACTGTCAATACATTCAAAACACAAGCTGATGTCGGATCTCGGATTGAGGTCAAATGGACCAAATACGACTCAGGAGCGCTCATCATCAGCGACAGCGATCGAAACAGCGACATCGCTGTGCTGGTCACTGGTCGATCACCGGTCTATGAGATCAGGGGATGGATACCGGTATCGATTGCCAAGAATCAGCAATGGAAGCGACGGGATAATCCGTCATTCTGGGTTGAGCAATACAATTTACATCCCATCGAGAATCTAAGGAGATCCAGTCATGGAGATGCTGCGCTTTCAATGTAGGGTCGAAAAGAAGATCACAAATCACGGCGTCAAGATGGACGACGTACAGCTAGGCGATGGGATGGTGCTTGTCCAATGCCTTGGATGCGGCGTCATGGGCGTCATGGCTAGGAGCGATTCAAATGGCAGCGTATGACTATCGATGCGAAGTCTGTGGCAAAACCAAGACAGTACATCGGCCGATCGATGATGCAATGCCACGTGATCCATATTGCGACGGATGCACGATCCCGATGGCTCGAATCTGGACAGCCAATCCAGTGCATTTCAAGGGTAAAGGCTGGGGTGGAGATAAATGAACCCTGTGGATAACCTGTGGACGACACGCCAAAGATACGCTCAACTTATCCACATACTTGCCAGTAACTTGACTAGGGCATTACGCTCCATACGCTCGCAGCGAGCGCCGAAGGCTGGTAGCTCGCGCGTGCGATTGGTGCTTTGGGGTGCTCTATGCCTATGCATAGGCTCGATGTCAATAACGATGCAACCCGTACAAGCTGCAACACAGGCAGATCATTTGAAGCTATATGCACATTCAAGGCTTATTGATGACAAGCAATATCAATGCTTTAAATGGATCATCACCAAAGAATCTAGATGGAATCCAAAGGCTCGCAATGGGAGTCATTACGGCCTAGGTCAAATGCGATCTACTTGGTACAAGAATCTCGATCCCTACAGACAGATCGATCAGACTATCAAGTACATCACAAAACGTTATGGATCACCTTGTAAGGCTAGGCTATTCCATGAGAAGAAGGGATGGTACTGATGAGCCTACACTCACAGCGTAAGGCCAACAGCACACACTGGAAGAAGCTACGCGCACGCATTCTATTGAGAGATGGAGCCGAATGCTTCTGGTGTGGAATGGATGCAGACACAGTCGATCATGTGATCCCAGTGGCCAAGGGTGGCACAGATGATCCTGAGAACCTTGTAG